AGGAGGATCTGATTGAATGACTTGCGGTTCATCAGTGTGTGTCCGCCCATGTCTTGCCGATCTTGGATTCACCGGCAGTTGGGCAGCGGAATTTAAAATGCTCACCAGCGAGGAGGACACAGTGAGTTGCAATCTCTGCAACCTTCTGGGCAATCTCAGGTGTACGGCAGGCAATCTGAACTTCGTCATGAGACCAGGCGCAGTTGGCGTAGTCGCCATCCCAGCCGTGTTTCAAGCCAGCAGCCTGAAGTTTCTCTTCAAGAATCACAAGCCACTTCTTACACACCAAAGCACCTGCCCCTTGGAGCAGAGTGTTCAGTGCAGCGTGTGAACTTCTAACGTGAATCTTTCGTCCATCAAGCCCCGTGAGATAACCTCGTTTCGCAGCATCTCCAACAGCAGTGACCAATCGTCCGAGGGCTGGCAGTGAGCGTAGAAACTTGGACTTGAGGCGCTTACCATGGGCAGCATTTCCACCAACAATGGACCCGATCTTCGCGTCCCCAGCACCATACAAGAAGGCGTAGATGAAGGTCTTGGCTTGGTTACGTGTATCAAGGCCAGCAGCTTTTTGATTTTCTGTGTGAATGTCTCCATCTAGAAGTACCTCAGCATACTTTCCACCATCCCAGCGAGCCATGAAGTGCGCCAGGCATCGAAGCTCAAGGCCAGATGCGTCTGCCCCAACAAGAACCCAGCCGTCAGGAACAGTAAAGAGTTCCCGACAGTCATGGCCATAAGGTGAAGCGGATGCGGGGACCTGTGAGATATTAGGATATGAGTGAGTAGCTCGTCCGGTGACAGCGCCATTCGGGTTGATCGATCCATGAATCTTTCCATTCTTTTCACACTTCATCCAGGCTTGGCCTCCCTCGTTTAACTGAGAGATGCGCTTCTGGACGAGGAGGTATTCAGTGAGTTGCTTGCAGGGTGGGTAGGTGAGTTTGCCCAGCACGTTCTCATCCACCATCGGCTTGCCACCCTCAGTGAACTCTTCAGGTTTCCACCCGTAGAGATTGATGAGTCGATCAGCGATGTGGTCACGAGACGAAGGGTTGAACTCCACGGTCTTGCTCTTCTTGACAGTCACACCCTTGGTGTAACCGAGCTTCGCGTTGTTGACCTTAGGTGTGAAGTCGGGGAGCTGTACCTCCCAGGAGCCAAAGTACTCCTTGAGTTCCCTCTCCAGCTCCCCTCTTCGTTGGACCAGTTTGGCCAACAGGGCTGCAGCTTTCTGCATATCGAAGCAGAAGCCATTGCGTTCCTGTTTGGCCATGAGCCAGGCTATCTGGTGCTCCAGGTCCAAAGCCTCTTGTGCGTATTCCTTTGAGAGGATCTTCGCGTACAGCGCATCGGTGACCTCAACGTCCTGCACACCGTATTCCAGCATGTCTTCGTTGAGTTCATCCCAGCGTTTCGCGTAGGCTTCCTTCTTGGCGGACTTCTCGTCCATGCCCTGCTCGATGAGGTGAGCGATGAGCTTTGTGTCGCCCTCGTATTCACCCTTGAGCATACCGAGTCGGTAGCCCCAGGCTTCCAGGGAATGAGACCCGTAGAGTTTACCTGGGAGCTTGCCCTCTTTGAGGAGTCGGTTGTCCTGGTCCTTGATGTTGGCCCAGATAAGTCGCGTGGCAACTAGGGTATCGAAGACCTTGCTCTCGTCCACAGCGAACCATGGGTAGAGCTTCTTGATGACGGGGATGTCGTACTTGATTACGTTGTGACCAGAGATCACGTCAGTGGTATTCATCAGTAGCTCTAGGCCTGGACCCAAAGGCTGATCACAACCGACAGGACCGAAGGTCACTGCCTTCCCTGTCTCGGTGCTCCTGATAACCAAGCAATGAATCTTTGAAACTTCGTCTAGTAATCCGTCAGTTTCCAAATCAAATAGTAATGCCACGCTCTCCCTTTCGAGTAGCTAATCTTTGATCCACTAACCCCCGAAAAGGAGGTTAATGGTACCTATGTTGTCACTTCTTCAGGACGTAGCGAGCGTAACGCTGGCCGGTCACTGGGTGCTTCTTGTGCTGGGTCTCAATGTTGTGACCCTGGGCCTTCAGCTCGCTGATACGTTTGGTCAAAGACTGGATGGAGTAATCCACCAAGGCTTCACGCTGCGAAATGCTTTTGGCTTTTTTGAAATGCGAGAGGAGAATCTGATTCTGTGTCATGTCTGTCTTTCAATAAATGTACTCGGGAGGAACGATGTAGACATCGAAGCCGAAGAGCTTACCGTGTGGAGCGAATGTCATACGGCGAAGGTAATCTTGGTTCTTTGGCAAAAGGGATACCGTAGTGAACTTCGCTTCCGATGCGCTTGCACCAGACAGCGGCATGTCCATCCAATGAGGGCGTACTTCGTGGCAAACCTGCTCGTATTCACGAGGAGTGACGAGGATGTGCTCGACCTTACGGCGGCTACGTTCTGCATCGCGGATGCGGGAAAAAATCTCATCAATGATGCTTGGTGCTAGAACTACTTTCATTAGAACTCCGATTTAGTTTCGTCTTTGAATGTTGCGACTTCAGTTGTCTCTGAGAGACGACCAGTGTCGCGGTCGTAACGGAGGAACCCCGCCTCGCCTGTCTCACCGGAGAACCGGTTCTTCAGGACACGCAGAGTGGTCACGTTGGGATCATCACCTTGCTGGTTGCGCTCCAAGCCAATGACCATGTCACTGAGCTGTGCAATCGAGTGCGAACCACGGAGCTGAGACAGTGATGTCTTGGCCCCTTCCTCATGCCCCTTGCCATCCGAAGGACGCTTGAGGTGTGACACAAGGAACAACCCCACACCGGTCTCTTCGACCAGGGTGCGGAGCATCGTCATGGCGTTGTCGATGAGTCGTCTTTCATCACCATCACCGAGACCACTAACCACAATACTAAGGTGATCGAGCACAACCCAGTTGCAGCCGCAGCCCTTAGCCAGAAAGCGGACTCTGGAAATGAGATTGTCAATGTCGCTAGAGCCAAAGTGGTTGTAGAGATATAGGTGACCAGAGCCGACAGTAGAGTCGAATGCGGTTCGCAGTTGGTCATCGCTGACCCCTTCCCTGCTGAGATGTAAAGGCTTGTTGAGTTCAATGCCCATGAGGCCCAGAGCTGTTCGCTTGGGGTTCTCTTCGAGCATGATCATGCCAACGGTTTGACCTGCCTTGAGCAGGTGGTGTGTCATCTCACGAACGATGGCTGACTTGCCAACGCCAGAGCCAGCAGTGAGCGTCACCAACTCACCCTTACGAGCACCACGAGTGATGTTGTTCAGGGCTTCCCATGGGTATGGGACAGAGTCGATGACCTCATTGCTGGAGACTTCGTCCCACAGGTCTAAGCCTGCGAGGATTCCATCAGGCCGATAGGCCTTGGCGTTCCACATGGCAGAGACGATGGCTTCAGGTTGTCCCTTCTGCAGACACTCATTGGCATCCTTGAAGGGCAACGAAGCGATCTTCGCTTTGCCTGACTCGAAGAGCTGCACACATTCGGCAGCAGCTTCCTTGCCTGGGTCATCCATGTCGAACATGAAGATGACTTCCTCAAACTGGTTGAGGTACTCCAGGTTCTTTTGGACCGCCTTCTTGGCACCCTTGGAGCCGGTCGGGATGGACACGACAGGCCACTTGTTGCCCTGGACTTGAGAGACTGTGAGGCAGTCGATCTCACCTTCAGTGACAACGATCTTCTTGCCTGAGTTCCACAGGTTTGCACCGAAGAGTTGCGCCGATGAGAGATCTCCTAGGACATAGAAGTTCTTGTCGGCACCACGGATCTTCTGGGCGACCATAGCTCCAGTGGCATCGAAGTATGGGGCAATCTGGACTGTCTTGCCTGCGTGTTCTCCTACCTGGTAGTTGAACTTTCGACAGGTGTCCTCCCTGATGCCTCGCTTGATGAGGTCCTGGTGTGTACCTTGAATCAAACCTGCTGCTTTCTTTTTGGCTGGTGCTTCTGAACATGTGCCGTCACCCTTGACGTGTGTGTTGCAAGCGAAACAGAATTGATGATTATCGGTGTAGAGACTATTTGCGTCCGAGGAACCGCAGTTCTCACAGGGGATGTGTCTTAGGAATTCGGATTCTTGTTCTTGCATAGATAGTCGATTGCGTTGTTCAAAATTGGGATGGAGTCTTTGAAGTGACCAAGCGCCACATTGCAATGGTGACACAGCAAGCCGCGCACCTTTCCTGTCGTGTGGTCATGGTCAATTCGTAGGTCCGCCTCTGTATTGCAGACAGCGCACCGGCCACCATGCTGATCCACAAGCTGTGAATACGCAGTGGGTGTTAGCCCGTACCTCCATAGCTTCTGGCGCTGCGTCTCGTTTGCACGGGAGGCAGAGTCAGTGAATCTTTTACGGGCAGCTTCAGTCTTTCTAGTGCGTTCACATTCCTTGCACCAGGACAGCAGCTTCGTAGGGTAGTCATAACGCTTACCGAAGTGGCTCTCCTCTTTCTCAATGCTGCACTTAGTGCAAGTCTTCATAAATTTCCTAGTTAGGTATCCAATTGTGCAACCTTAAGCCATTCGGCTACGCTGAATGACGGGCAAGCCTTAGCGACATTCGGGAAGTCCCGATGTCCCTGGATCTTTGCCTTGGGGTATTTCGTTTTGAGTGTGGTCAGCAGCACCTTCAACGCAGCGAATTGCTCTGGCGTGAAGTTGTTGACTGCCTTCTTGATGTCGTTGGCATCAACGCCACCCACCATGCAGATGCCCACTGAGTTGTGGTTCCAGTTCTCGACATGTGCGCCGATGGTTTCCAGCTCACGGCCCTCTTCCACTGTGCCATCACGCTTGATGACGAAGTGATAGCCGATGCACTTCCAACCCTTGGCTCGATGCCACTTGTCGATGTCTGCTGCACCAATGTTTTGTTTGGGTCCAGTTGCCGAGCAATGCACGGCTATAAATTCCGTACTGGTACGGACCTTAGTGTTAGCTTTATAGACCATTTGGTTTTTCTTTCAGCCACGCATCAGGAATGTCCTTGTCTGCGTAGAGGAAGTTGTTCTTCTGACACCAATCGGCGTAAGTGGTT